TGGGGGAGCTGCGAAATCAGGATGGAAGGCGGGAGGCCCGACACCTGGGAAGCCTTCAGCCTCTGGTAGAGGGGGCTCAGGAGGAGGCAATGTTGTAAACTTCAACCCTCAAATCCAACAGAATCGAGACGGTGGCGGTGGTAGCCAACAACAACAAAAACAAGAAAGGGAGCCGCTTGTAGGTAAAGCCCTTGGTCAAGCTGAACGTGCTCAAAAAATAGCATACGCCGGTGGTCATACGAAATATAGAGCTAAGCAGGTTCTCGGAATCGCGAATAAAGTTAAGGGAGGAATAGCTAGAATGGCTCAAGGCGTTATGAGAACGGCACAAAGCACCGGCGGTAATGCCTAAAAATATTGCTGTCTTCTTTGGGGATGATACATTTCCTAAAAAAGGGCGTGGACGTAGTACAAAAAAGTTCGAGGAAGCTCTTTCTAGAGTAGGGCATACACTACAACATCTAAATATTACTCATTTATTTCTCCCTTCGTATAAAGGCACTAATGTTGTAGCGGGACTCCTCCTAAAAAAATTAGAAATTCCATATACTTTAGTAATACCCCACCCTAGTTTTGGTAATATGTCATCCCTAAGGTCCAAAGTAACACTAAGTCTACTTTCTAAGGCCGCGGAGCGCACAATAATTCTGGGGGATACCAGCTCAGACACTGATATTCTGTACGATATTGAGGGTGTTACAGACGATTTTGTAGATTATATTTCAAAACATTGCAATGCAATAATTGTAGCCCATTCCGAGGATATGCTTACTTCAAAGTTTTCAAAATTAATCGACCGATTTCCTGAAGACACTTTTGAAAAAGCATATAAATTTACCTACTAACCTATAGTAGTAGCGGGAAGTTCAGGCCCAAATTTAGATATAAACGCTTGTCGGTTATCATCAAATGTTCCTGATGTATTCCCGCCAGATTTATGTCGCAGAAGAATTGGAGCAGTCACATTTATAAATCCTTTTCTAAAAGCTTGGTATGTATAGAAAATATCATAGAAATGCCACCCGCTTGGGAATGAACTCGGCTTTTTAAGCTGTATAGAATTTAAGAGTGCTCCTGTCGCGGCTAAGAATACACCATCTAAAACTACAGTTCGAGCGTATCTTCCGTACATATCCAAAGACATAGTTTCAAGATTTTTACCATGAAATACTGCTCCTGATAAGTGGTTTGTTGGATGACCTGGGGTGTGGCTTGGTCCGTAATTTCCCCACCACACACAATGAGCGGGTAAAGATTTACTGCCTGCAACTCCTAAAAATCCAGATTTAGGATGGTTGAAATGTAAATCTAAAACCCTATTAAATGAGTCTACGTCATTAAGAATTTGAATATCATCATGGCACATGATAACATGGTCAGTTGCGAGAATACCAAAGTCTTTAACCGCATCTGAGTAAGCATCAAAGATTGACGATTTCCCAATCAAAACCTTAACATCAAATCCTGCTCCGGTTAGGTACTTTTTTAAATCTTCTAAAGTTTCTGATTCTCCAGTGCGAGAAGGTATAAATGCGTATTTTTCCATACTATATAAAAGTAACAGGACTATAATAAATTACATGACAAATGAAGAAATTTTAAAAGAATTTAATAAATGTGCGGAGGACCCAATCTATTTTATTAATAACTATATTAAAATTATCCATCCTTTGAAAGGACAAATCCCATTTGATTTGTATAAATTTCAAAAACGGATTGTTAGTGAAATTGATAGCAATCGATTCAATGTCATTAAAAAGTTTAGGCAGGCCGGAGTTACGACCATTATGTGTGCTTATTCCCTTTGGTTTATAATCTTTCAAGAGAAAAAGAATGTCATGGTAGTGTCTATTGGGGACCGTGAATCCACTGCATTCTTGGCTCGCGTGGTAGACATGTATGAGCAACTCCCCCCTTGGCTACAGCCTGGTGTGCGGGAGAGAAACAAGCATAACTTAGTTCTGCAAACCTCAAGCAGAATCAGGTCGCAACCCGCAGGTGCAGGTAGAGGTGAATCCGTGTCGTTGCTTGTTGTAGATGAAGCCGCATTCATCCCAGACATGGCTGAATTTTGGGCAGCTATGTACCCTACCCTATCCACGGGAGGTGACGCTGTCCTGTTATCGACTGTTAATGGGATGTCCAACTTATACTATGAAATCTATAAGGGAGCCGAGAGAGGGGAAAACACTTTTAATATTATCGATATCTTTTGGAGAGAACATCCTGAATACACTGAAGAATGGGCAAAGGAGATGAAACCAGCTCTTGGGGATAGAATGTGGAGCCAGGAGTATGAGTGCGATTTCCTAGGAACGGGAGATACCTTTATTAATGCCGACACTCTTCGGAGAATGACAGATAATACTGACTCTAACTTCTCATCACGATATAACAACAGATTAAGGGTATTTAAAGAGCCAGACCAGTTTCACAACTATGTTATTGCGGTGGACGCATCATTCGGTAGGGAACAAGATTACTCAGCGTTTCATGTTTTGAATATGTATAATGGGGAACAGGCGGCAGAATTTTATTCCAATAACGTTTCTTTAAAATCCTTTGCGAAAATCATACATGATGAGGCAACGAAGTACAACCTAGGGCATGTTGTAGTCGAACGAAATGGACTAGGGTTGGCTCTAATCGAAGAGTTGTGGGATGAATTAGAATATGAAAACATGTGGTGCGACGATAAAGGAGAAATCGGACTACTCGTCACCTTAAAAAACAGAGATACAATTTTAAGTGTTTTAGAAGAAGGACTGCGAACCTCCAAATACAAAATTAATTCAGAGAGAACAGTACATGAATTGCAGACATTTATTATTACAGAAACAGGTAAAATGGAAGCGGATGAAGGGTACCATGACGACCTAGTCATGAGTTTAGCGATTGGCATGTATACATGTAATCAAATTTTTCTAAAGAGCCCTATTGCGATAGAGACTCTAAAAGAGGACAAGAGCACAAAAACAGTGGCTGACCCAATCGGGAAGTCTAAATATAGTGACTTTAGTTCTAAAGCCAAACTTAAGGAATATATGAAATGGGTTCTGAGAGAATAGATAACGACGAAGATAAATTATTAGAAGAGTCTGGATTCACTGAATTCCCCGAAGCTACAAGGTTCGGTGGGGATTCTTTTGGAAATGGCAGGTTTTTTGCATTTTTTAGCAAAGTATTTGGACGTAAGAAAAAAGGACGACCAAAACTCCAACCGCCTCTAACAGGAGATGCTCAGGACGCCAAAGGTGGTGACCTCATGCCTCCAGGGGATGGTGGGCACGGTGGGGGTATGGGTGTTGGAGTAGCTAAAGGATTTCTTAAGCTGCCTAAAATCGAACATGCGCGAAGAACTAGACATCGCAAATACGAACTAATGGATGATTATCCTGAGATTGGTGCGGCTTTAGATATCTATTCAGACGATTCAACATTGAAAAATGAAGATGGGACACCGTTTGTTGTTGAAACAGAGGATGAAATTGTAAAGGAGGCTCTCGAGAAGTTTATCGATAAAATCGATTTAGAAACTCATATTTGGGATATTACTAGAAATGTTGCCAAATATGGGGATTGTTTCGTTGAAAATATTGTAGACTTAAATAACTCCGAAGCGGGAATTCAGAGGTTAAAGATTCTTAACCCTAACTTCATGTACAGGGTTGAGGATACTTATGGATACTTGAAAAAGTTTTATCAGGAAATCCCAAAGCCTGGCGATTCGCCCGCGGGAAGGCCCCCCATGGATTCAATGGGTATGCACGGGACGGGAAATACAAACGATAAAATTATCACACTTGATAAAAACCAGATTATCCATTTCAGACGGCACACCTCTGATGCCAATTATTATCCCTATGGAAAATCAATCTTAGCTCCTGCTATTCAGGCGTGGAATGCTTTGAAGATGATGGAGGACGCAATGCTTATCTACAGATTGCAAAGAGCTCCTGAACGAAGAGCGTTTTATATCGAGACCGGTTCTATCCCACAAAGCAAGGTTGAAAACTTCATGGAGCGGATTAAGCAGAAGTTTAAGAAAGAGAAGTTTTGGAACCCAGACACTGGTTCGATTGATGAGAGATACAATCCATTGTCCGCCGATGAGGATTTCTTCATCCCTACTAGGAATGGGCAAGGTACGAAAGTAGAGACGTTGCCTGGCGCTCAAAATCTCGGTGATGTGGATGATGTTAAGTATTTCAGAGATAAGCTCCTGGCAGCATTGAAAGTTCCTAAAGACTTTATCGTAGAAAAGGAACAAGCCGGAGAACGAAAAGCCAACTTAAGCCAGCTAGATGTAAAATTCTCAAAGACGGTAATGAGGCTTCAAAGAGATATTGAGTCAGGTCTTAGAATTTTGTGCCAGCGGCACTTACAGTTAAAAGGCTTCCCCCCAACAATGTACAACAATTTTAGAATTTCTTTGTACCCGCCTTCTGATATGTTTTTGAAGCGCCGGCTAGAAACAGATGAGCAAAGACTAAGAATTGTACAAGCTGCCAAAGGGTTGATGCTCTTCTCCGATGAGTACATCTACCACACGTACTTCAACCTTTCGGATAAAGAGATTGCTGACATCAAAGAGCAGCTTAAAAAGGAGCAAGAGGAAATGGCAAAACAGCAAGAAGCTTTGGCTCCTCCGGCTCCTCCTATGGCTGGAGGAATGGCTCCTCCAGGAATGGAAGGTCAAGTACCCCCAGGAGAAGGGGGTGAAGTTCCCCCAGTTCCACCTGGCGGGGGTGGTCAAGTTCCTCCTCCGGGTGGTACACCGCCACCTGGTCAATAAAAAACTTAAAAAAGTTCAAAAAAAATAACTTAAAGGGTGTATATACTATACATGCCTCGGTCATATGAATAATTTCAGCAAAAATTTAGACTCCTTTTTCGGCTCCAGAGACAAACACCTTACTAAAATAAATGAGGCTGTTGACTATCTAAGCCGGTCTACTCGTGAGAATCTCGCAATTCTTAATATTGATTCCGAAAAGAGCCAAATTTCTATGGTTTCGGAATCTGATAATTTAATTAATTGCCGATTTAACATTGTAGGGGGCACGGTAAGGTTGGACCAATTCTCATCGGAAAAACTTTCCGAAGTTTTATCTGATACGTATATGGATTCCTACGCTTCAAATAAGGTGTCCGACTTCGTAAACTCCCTTCGAGAAAATAAATTTGAAAATGCCGATACAAATTTCTCCGACCTTCTGACAGCGTTTACTAACAGGAGTCAAGTAAGCGAGTATAGAGCGCAGGTAGGTAAAGCTAAGGAGTCATTAGACAAAAATATCTTCGAAACTGATAATGAGAAGTTTAGCCAACTTAAAGAGCTTACAGGGAATATCAAAAATGAAATAAACAATATTGAAGAATTTGATATGGATATTATTAATGCGTTGAAACTGAACAACGCGATGGCTAAAGCTTTTAATCTTCCAAAACAAGACCTTGAAACGTTACAAGAAGTAATTGTACCCCAAGATAGCAAGTCTTCTTTATATCAAATGATTTCTGAAAATGAATTGGTTCGGAAAGAAATTATAAACGCAAAAGGGAACCTGGCCGGAGCATGGCATAGTAACTCTGCGATTTCCGAGTTGGCATCATGTATTTATGAAAATGAAGACCTTGTTGGGGAAAAACTACTTACGGTTGTTGAGGAAATTCCTTATTTTGCGCTAGCTAGTAAACGTGAAATCCAAGAGGTTCTGGCGTCTACATATGAGGTTATCAACCCAGGTACAGTATCCACAAAAGATATCCGGCAGTATACATCTAAGCTATTTGAAGCTAAAAAGCCACTTAAAGAAGTTATCGTAGAAATGCTGAATATTAATTATGGTATCAATATTAACAACCTTAAGATGGTTCCGTCTTTCAAAACATTAGCTGAAACTCAATCTTCCCTCTTTACCCTCCTTTCTGAGCACCTCGAAAAGGGGGGTCTTTGCCAGAAAACTGCAAAAGAATTTGGCTCATACTTAAGGAACAAGAGCGGCGTCGGGGTATTGGATGTGTCTGATTTTGTAATGGAGTTGTTTAGCGACATCTCCCTTGAAGACGAAGATTTAACTCACTTCATGAAGCCTGTAAACTTGCAAGAGGCAATTAAAGTCCTCATGAAAGGCAAGGACAAGGACGAAGATGAGCATAAGGAACGCAGTAACGATGATGAGGACGACCCTGTAGACGCTAAAAAATTAAAAGCGGTTGCTAAAAAAGCTAAGGACATCGCATCAAAACTAAAAGGTGAGGACCCTGAAAAAGATGATGATGGCGAAAAAGATGGAGATGATACTGAGGCGGACAGGGATGTTGACGGCGACGGTGATGTTGATAACGTAGACAAAAAGGTAACCGGCGAGAAGAAAGACATCAAAAAGGCTATGAAGGAAAAGCAAGCCAAGGACAAGAAAGGCGAGAAAGAAATAGAGGAAAGCAAATGGGAGAGTGGAATCGGTAAATATAGTGCTGAAAGAGTACAAGACTTCACACCCCCTACCAAGAAGGAAGTTGAGGCAGAGCGCAAAAGGAGAAAGGAAGCTGGCTTAAACCCGGATGGAAGCAAAAAAAACAAGAAAGACTTGAAGGAACAAGCAGAGATGGAACAAGCAGAGATGGGACAAGCAGAGATGGGACAAGGCCCTGCACCCGAAGAGGCTGGTATGGGAGAAGAGATTCCTTCAACAGGAGACGACTCCCCTGAAATGCCCGGCTTGTCTGACGATGAGATGACCGATTTGGTATCGGACTTAGAAACCATTTTCCAAGATATTGATTTCTCTAAAGGACAGGAAGTATCTCAAGAGGAACAAGCAGAGGAGGACGAAGCCATAGCTATGGAAGAAAAAGAATCTGAGCTAGCTCAAGCGCAACAAGACCTACAATCTGCCCAGGAAAAGGTGAACTCTATGATGGCTGACCCTGAAGGAAAAGTTACGGAAGCTAGTAAAGGCTATGATGAAGACGATGTAAAAACCGCCACGCGTCAAGTTAGGCGAGATAATGAGGGAGAAGGATGGGTTTACTCAGATGAAGACCCTACTTTTAAAGCATCGCTAACAGGTGAACTGGCTAAGGGAACAAAAGAAGGTGCATATAAACCGCGTCCAAAATATAAACCGCGTCCAAAAAAGAAAAAATCATGAGAGCAATAGGGTGAGGCAGCAGAAGTTTAATTATCTTCATCCTCTAAGACGTATTCCTGTTTAAGCCAATTAAGCAGTGCGTCCACATGCTTGTCTCGGACAAGTGTAAGTTGGCTGATAATACTAGTTAAAGATTTTACGGAGTCCTCTGTAATCATGTTACTGTCCAACAGCTTTCGGAGGTTTAAAAGAACATCCGCATACTCAACGGCATCAAATTCCGTCAGCTGGTTAACTTTGTATTTCTTTTTTTTACGTTCCATGTTCGTCTACGGCGAAGTTTAAGGATTTGTAAGACTTAACCCGTTCTTTAGAGTGCTTTGAAAGGTAAGGGGCTTCATCTTTAAAATCAAAGATATATACCTTTCTCTTGGACTCATGGGTTCTTAATGCGCGCCCAAGAGCTTGCAAGGTGGCGATTTCCGATTTTAAGCCACGGGCATTAACTAAATGAGTTATTTCTGGAATATCAACGCCAGTTTGAAAAATTGTTGTAGCAATAAGAACTGAGGTCTCGGAATCAACAAATTCTTTAACAGTCGAGTTTCTTACAGATAAACCGTCCTTGCCCTCAAGTTTTAAAGAGTCTGGAATGAGCTCTTGTAATACTTTAGCATGGTTTAAGTCCTTTACCAAGATTAAAGTTTTCGAGGGCACTTTTTGTACTTTTGCAACAATAGAAGCAATTAAGCCATTCCGTAATTCATTTTCAGTAATAGCTTTACGGTATATATCAATATAAGAATCTCCTGCCTCAAAAGGAACCGAAGGTGCTGGAAGGATGTGTATTTTAGGTTTTGTTAAAAATCCCAAATCCACAAGTTCTGATGCGTCAACTTCAGTAATAACACTTCCTAAGGCTGAAATTAGATTAAGTTTAGCTATTTTATCTGAAGGAACTGTTGCTGTCATACCAATTCTGTAGGAGGCTTTAGGGAATGATTTTATAACCTTTGTAGAAAATTTTCCTTTAGAAAATTCATGAACTTCATCAAAGATTATAAACTCTGAATGTTTTAAGTGAGTATCAAGGACTTTATCAATAGATTGTACAGTACACAAGGTTATGGGTTTGATATCAACACCCTCACCAAAAGCTACCCCAACATCAAAACCATGCTTAGTAAGAAATTCATAAGTCTGATAAACTAACTGTTTCTTATTAAAAATCACCAGACCAATATGATTTTCTAAAGCTTTTAAAAGTCCCGCAAGAATTACTGTTTTACCTGAACCAGTAGGAGCTTGTAATATACAGCCTTTCTTCTTTAAAGCTTTTTCTATTAGTATTTTTTGATAATCTCTATATTCAATTGAAGATAAAGAATAATCATTTATTAATATATCCTTTCTATTATCTTCTATTTTATATTTTAATCCTGCTATTGTTAAATCTTCCTTTATATATGATAGCAAACCGGAACCGAATTTTCCTGTCTTTTTTTCAAAGAATTTTTTAGTCCCGTCCCAACGTCCTTGTTTATAAGAGGATACGAATTTGTATCCGTCAACTTTTATTTTATATTTTTTTTCTAAAATATTTTTTAACTTCTCGTTGTTAGTTTCTAAAATTGACGTAAGATTATTAACAATTATCTTCATAGACGTACTATTATATACTGTCATTATAGTCCCTTATGACCAATTCTAATTATGTTTGGAAAAGATAAAGAAAAAAATATTGTCGATATAGCGAAAGATTTCGAAGCGAGTAGCCCTACACCAGAATCTGATAGCGGGGATTATAGACCCCCCGTGACTGCTGATAGTTCTGTTCCAGAGGTTACCCATATTAAGGATGCCCTGGCGTCTCTCCTTGAAAACGTTGAAACTAAAGATACCTACGTGGAGTTCAACCTCCCTTCTATGGGTAAATTTTACAAAGGATACGATAAGGAAACCATAGGTGTTCGACCTTTAAAGTTCTCCGACGAAAAAAGAATCCAGCAATCAGCTGTTGGTGACAGAGCTTTAGATTCGTTGAACGCTGTATTAGCATCCTGTCTGAGAGGGCCAAACTTTATGGAATTAACCATTCCGGACAAACTTTATGCTTTGTATCGATTACGTCAGATTTCATACGGCTCTACGTACTCTTTCCCCCAGAAGTGTGAATCGTGCAAGAAAGAGAACGAAATTAATTACGAACTATCCTCGATGAAAGTGGACTACCTCGCGGGCAGCCCAGAGGAATTACTTACTGTTGTTCTCCCAGACTCTAAAAAGACCGCGGTCGTCAAATCTCTTAGGGTTAAGGATGAGGACAAGATGACCTCTATAAAGGATGTTATTCAAACTCTTCCTAATTGGATTGAGAGGATTGAGGAGCATAAGGACCCAAATATTATCTCCCTTTTTGTGGAGGGTACCACCGTAAGGGATGTAGCTGCTCTGCGTAAAGCAATCTATTCCCCCCCTTATGGTATGGATTCCGAGTATAATTTCTTCTGCCAAGATTGTGGGACAAAGAATGAAATGAATATTGGTATTAACGCAAATTTTTTCTTCACGAGCTAGAAGCACGCGTTGAGGGGCGTATTTTAGATGTGGAAGCCTACACCCTCGTGAAGCAGTTAAAATTTGATTACACCTCAGTCCAGCACATGTCTTCCCTTGACCGGAAGCATTTTCTACAGTTATATGGGAAGGAAATGAAACTTAGAAAAGAATCCATGGAATCCATAAAAAACAACCGCTACAGGAGGTAGATAAAATCGGCATAATGGTAACTAAAATTACTATATAAATTATGTCACCCCCCGCTTATTCTGTAACCGGCACTGTCGGGTCAGTCACCGGCGCCGATTTCCATGCCTCAGCTGATGATATCTATGTGTTCCGCCAGGAGCAAGATTGCGTAATTCATTACGAAGTAATCCAATACTCAAATACCCAGCGGAAAAGAGCTTGGCCCCCGCTACCCTCAACAGCGTCAGGTCTTCATATTACTGTTGGCCACTCCGCCCACGGAACCTCCATTTTTTCTTACCAGACTACGGGGAGCCCGTGGGTATACCTGCAACAAACTTACCAATTCAGTGGCCATGGCGGGGGGACCACCAGCGGGTTGGGCCTTTCAGGTATGATATATTGCCCTGACAATTATGGGGTTCACCAAAGAGCGTATATCCCAGGCAAGGATACCACCTACCGAAGTTGGATTGTGTATGACGACTTCATTCTCCCTTATACGAATCATCAAATCATTGATGGCGCAGACGAGGGCGTCGCTGCTCAATTAGTTGTTCGAGCATTTATAAAAAGCATTGGGATTGGCGGAGCTGGTTTTGGCATAGATGGCTCGGGAACTCCCGCCAATCCGTATTGGAGATCCGACCTCGTGGTTTAGCGTGTAATGTGTAATACATTATGAAAATTAACAACATTACTGTAGTTCCTCGGAACAACCGTCCTACTGTTTTAGGTAAGACGGCGTTGGAACTGTATTACATTAAGGGTGGAGTGTACACTGACCCTTACCAAGTTTGCTCTGTTATTTTAGTCCCGGATACTGTTACGTCCAGCACGTACCATAAGACCATCACAAACGGGGACCCAGAGCGTTATTTGGATTATGAGTCTTCTAGCACACGTTATGGTAATGTCGCGTCAGGGGTTGTCTCTGCGGTTGACATGCGATGGCGTAATTTGGTGCCCGAAACACAGGAACATGTGTCTGACCCCGACGCGACAGAGTTTAATCCAGTTAATTACGGAGGGGATGTTAATTCTGCAAGTGGGATTTTCAAAATTGGTGATGGGCATTTCGCTGTTGTGCTTCAGCCTGGAGGTCTTTA